CGGTGCAGGCCATCACGCACGGTGACATCCACTGGGCCAGGGTGGACCACGCTGTGCTTGAGACGGTGTTCGCTCTGGGCTGGGGCGTTGTGGACCAGTTGCACCCCAAGCAGCAGTTCTTTCACGACAGCATCGACTTCACGGCACGCAACCACCACAACATCAAAGACCCGCACTTCCTGCACGAAATGTACCTAACGGGCACAGACAACGTGCAGCAGGAGTTCAAGGAGGTCGGGGAGTTCCTGACCGGCGTGGCCTTCCGCGATTGGTCGCACCACTTCATCGTTGTGTCGAACCACGACCAAGCCATCGAGTTGTGGCTGCGGAACAGCGCCGCGATGTACGACCCGGTTAACGCCCGGTTCTGGCATGAAATGAACGCCGACTGCTACATCATGCGAGAGGCGGGCAAGAGGGCGCGGCCCTTCACCACTGCCCTCAAGGCGTACATCGGGCACAACCAGCAGCCGTGGTTCACGTTCCTGCAAGAGGACGACAGCTACCGCATCGGCGGGGAGATTGAAGCGGGGCTTCACGGCCACCTTGGACCCAACGGTGCACGCGGGAACCCCAAGAACCTACGCACAGTGGGTAAGGCCAACACGGCACACACCCACAGCGCAGGGATCACGGAGGGCGTCTACACAGCAGGCGTCTACGGAAAGCTGGACATGGGCTACAACAAGGGCCTGTCGAGTTGGTCGCACAGCTTCATTGTCACCTACAAAAACAACAAGCGCGCCATCCTGACAATCAGGGCAGGCCGGGCATGGAGAGATCAATGACTTGGATACTCGTGATTTCCCTGTTCTTCTACGGAAGTGACGTACCAGACCAGTACGTGTTCAGGGGCCTGTCAGAAGAGCAGTGCATCGCCTCTATGCCCCGCCTACCGGGGATGATCGAACGCTACGGCGCAACCAGCGGTACGGCGCACTGCGTCAAAACTGCGGAGTAAGGAACACAACATGAAACCGAAGATCATCGGGCTGACCGGACGAGCAGGCTCAGGCAAGTCATTCGTGGGTGACATCTTGTGCACTGAGCACTGCTACACCCGCGTCAAGTTCGCTGGGGCACTCAAGGCCATGACCAGAGCACTTTTGCATCACGCACGTGTGCCGGACTCTGAGCACTACGCTTACCTTGAGGGGGACAAGAAGGAGACACCATCCGCCGCGCTTGCTGGACAGACCCCCCGCTACGTCATGCAGACACTTGGCGAGGAGTGGGGCCGTCGCCTGATCCATCCCGATCTGTGGGCGATGATCGCATTACAGGAAATTAACTGGCACCTCGACCGCCAGATGATCGTGGTGGTTGATGACGTGCGCTATGACAACGAGGCGCAGATGATCCTCGCCAACGGCGGCGAGATTTGGAAGATCATCCGCATCTTCAATGACCTGCCCTATTCGCACAAGAGCGAGCAGGGCGTCAGCCCGGAACTTATCACACGACGATTCGACAACTCGGGCAGCGAGCACCAAACCGGGCTGCTCGTGGACTATTTCATCAATGGGGGGGCCTGACATGGCTGTGCAAAGCATCATCGTTGGCCTTACCCCTGCCCAACAGGCTGCTGTGGAGATTGCCATTGAGGTGCTCATCGACGCTGTTGGTGAGAGCAGGTGGCGGAAGTGCTTCATAGCCGGGGGCTTCTACCGGGACATCGCCACGGGCCGGGACTACAAAGACATCGACATCTTCATCCCCGGCGACTGCCAAGACAACGGAAACACGATCGACGTGGAATACGACTTGATGAACACACCGGTAGTCACCAGAGACGGCGTGCAGGTGAACCTGATTTGGATGGTGCAGAACCTCGACCTTGAAAGCACGATGCGCCGCATGGACTTCGCCATCTGCCAGATCGGGGCAACCGCCGAGGAGCCGTTCGCTGTCGTGTGCACTGAACAGTTCGAGCAAGACCTACTGAGCGAAACGCTCACGCTCACACGAGTCACCAGAGATGAACGCATTGAGCGCATTACCGACAAGTTCCCCGGATGGGACATCAAGTACCCGGAGTATTGCTGACATGAAGTACATGATCCTCGACCTCGAAACACAGACGCACAAGGGCTACAAACGGAAGGCCAACCCCTTCCTGCCAGAGAACTACATCGTCATGCGTGGCTGGAAGGTCCAAGGGGATCACCGGGCACACATGGAGCACTTCACCGGCGCAGCGGAGGTCAAGCCGCTGCACATTCCCGAGGACGTTGGCGTGCTTGTGGCGCACAACGCAAAGTTTGAGTTGCTGTACGAGAAGCGGTTCAGCGCAGAATCCTTGCACGCCTTCTTCAAGCGTGGCGGTCGCATCTGGTGCACGCAGTACGCTGAGTACCTCCTACGAGGCCAGCAGCAGCGTTACCAGATGGTGGCGATGGACGACATCATCGAAAGCTACGGGGGGAGAAAGAAGATCGACGGAATCAAGGCGCTGTGGGAGGCGGGGGTGCAGACCTCTGACATCGACCGCGACTTGCTTGCTGACTACCTGATTGGCACCGAGGCAGAGGGCCGCAACAGCGGTGACATAGGCAACACTGAGTTGATCTATCTCGGGCAGATTGGCGAGGCAGCATCCTTGAACATGACCGAGGCAATCAAGGTTCGCATGGACGGCCTGTGCTCCACCTCCGAGATGGAGTTCAACGGAATCAAGGTGGACACCGCCGTAGCCGCAGAGGACCTTAAACGCCTCATGGCGGAGCAGGCGGCGGCAGGGCAGGAGTTGGAGCAGTACATCCAAGGGCTACCGGATGGACTGACATTCAACTGGAACAGCAACGTCCACGTGTCGTGCCTTATCTTTGGCGGCACAGTCCGCTACCAGAAGCAAGACGTGTACATGGACGAGGAGACGGGGCAGTTAGCCCGCAAGAAGGCCACGGAGCGGTGGCCACTGTTCGACGGCGAACCGGTTAACCCAAAGCTGTGTGCATTCGACACCGCGCGCCAGCTTTACCAACAGTTTGGCGTAGAGGACGCCGCAGGGAACCACCAAGACTTTGGCAAGTACCAAGACACATTCGCATCGGGTAAGCGCAAGGGCGAGGGCAAGTTCAAGAACGTGGATGTGCCGGGGGAGTTGAAGGTCAAGTACCAAGACTTCTTCCACAATTTCCCCGGCTACACCGAGCCGGACCCCGAGTGGCGACTGACCATGACGGACGGCAACGACAGACCGATCTACGGCACCGGCTCCGACATCATGGACCGCATCACCAAGCGGGACATCCCGTTCCTCAAGGTCATGGGCCGGTTCCACGCACTGAACAAAGAGATTGGCACGTACTACGTGCGGTACGACGAGAAGAAGCGCGGGAACGTCGGGATGCTCACCTGCGTGGACCGCGACACCCGCATAGTGCACCACAAGCTGAACCACACCAGTACCGTCACCACCCGGCTGTCATCGTCCGACCCAAACTTCCAGAACCTCCCCCGAGGCGACAAGAGCCGGGTCAAGGCCATGATGGTCAGCCGCTTTCCTGATGGGGTCTGCGGCGAACTCGATTACAGCCAGCTTGAGGTGGTCGTGCAGGGCTTGCTCTCTGGCGACAAGAACCTCGTGAAGGACTTGCAGGACAAGATCGACTTCCACTGTAAGCGCGTTGCCGCGAAGTACGGCTGCACCTACGAGGAGGCGCTATACTGGTGCAAAGACGAGACCTACGCAGACTACCCAATGTGGAAGAAGAGGCGCACAGGCGTCAAGGAGTTCAGCTTTCAGCGCGCCTACGGGGCAGGTGCAGCAGCAATCTCTGACGCCACCGGACTCGACATCGACACCGTGAAAGAACTCATCGAAGCAGAGGAGAAGATGTACCCCGGAGTGACGGCGTTTAACAACGCTGTTGAAAAGGAGGTGACACTAACCGCTGAGCCGTTCCGTGACGGCGAGCGAGGCTACCGGGTGTTCCGCAGGGGCACTTGGCAGGCACCAACCGGCACTATTTATAGTTGGCGGACTTGGGATGCCCCAGCGTTCATGCGCCAGAAGGGCGTGATGGACACGTTCAGCCCACCCGAACTCAAGAACTACCCCGTGCAAGGCACTGGCGGCGAGATTGTGCAGATGGTGCTGGGCTACCTGTGGCGCTGGTTCGTGTCGAACGACAACTTTGCCAACCGCGCACTGCTCACCAACACGGTACACGACTGCGTGTGGGTCGATATGCACCCGGACGTGGTGGACACTGTGATCCCCGGCATGAAGCGGATCATGGAAGCCGTGCCACTCATGCTCAAGAAGCACTTCAACATGGAGTGCCCCGTTCCCTTTCCCGTGGAAGCAGAAGTTGGGCCGAACATGCTCGACCTGCACCACTATCACTAGGAGACTAACATGGACATGAACGCACTTGTTGCACAAGCAAAGTCCTCCACCGCTGCTCTCGAAAACCAGACCGAGGCACGGGGTGGCGGCGACTTCGAGCACGAGGTTCCCCCCGCAGGCTTCACGCCCGCACGCTTCATCGGCTACATTGAGTTGGGCAAGCGCAAGCAGCGCCCATATCAGGGCAAAGAGAAGCCCGACGCCGAGGAAGTGCGGCTTGAGTTCGAGTTGAACGGCCCCAAGCACCAGCGCAAGGTCGTCGTGGACGGCGTGGAGCAGACCTTCACGAACCGCATCGCTATCAAGATCACCAAGAAGATCACCGACAGGGGCAGCTTCTTCAAGCTGATGACAAAGATGCTTTATGGCCGCGAAAGCATCACGCACATGGCGCAGTTGCTCGGCGAGGGCTTCCTCATCCAGATCAGGCACGAGGAAGGCGAGAAGGATGGAAAGAAGCGCATTTACGCCAGTATGCGCGACACTGACGGCAACTTCATGATCGGTGCCCCCGTTGTGGTGGACCCGCTGTCGAACGAGAGCCGACCGGTGCCGGTGCCCGAACCCACGCAGGCAGTGAAGCTGCTGCTGTGGCACGCGCCGACAATGGAGCAGTGGAACAGCTTGTTCATCGACGGAAGCCGCACGTTCAAGGACGAGAAAGGTGTCGAGCGCACGGTCAGCAAGAACTGGCTGCAAGAGGACATCGTGCAGAACGCCCTGAACTACGAGGGCAGTGCGCTGCAAGCCCTGCTCGGCGGTGTCGGCTCGCTCGACCTTGATCCGACGCCCTCCGCCACGGCCTCAGAACCGGCCACCACGGTGGCAACGGCGGCTGCGGCCACTACCCCTGCCGCCACGGTCGCAGCGGCTACTGCTGCCCCGCCTGCGGCGGCTGCCGGGGCCGACGACCTGATGGCCTCGCTCGGCTTCAAGTAACCGTGGACCTTCTGGCCTCGTTTGGTGTGGGGGGCGATGACCTCGCCCCTCAGATCACACCGGTGTCGTACCCCACACCCGTACCGGGCAGGGTCGCACACATCGACGCCGACTTCCTGTCGTACCAAGTGTCCGCAGAGACACGCGACGAGTTGGACGGCATCAAGCCACGCAAGTCATTGGAGGACATGCAACACAACGCCCGGTCAGCAGCAGAGCACCTGATGCGCTGCGCCGGGGCAACTGAATATCGCTGCCACATCACCCCGTCAGGCAGCAACAAGGGCGGCAGGCGCGAGCAGGCTGTGCAGCGCGAGTACCAAGCCACGCGCAACAATCGTGATCGGCCTGAGTTCCTCGACGCCATCCGGCACTTCATCGCCACGGACCTGAACGGAGTGGTTCACCTAGACCAAGAGGCCGATGACGGCATGGCACAGGCGAACTACGAGGCGCAGGGGCCGAACGGCGAGTGGGGGAACGCCAACCTCTCAGTGATCGTGAGCAAGGACAAAGACCTGCGCATGGTGCCGGGCCTGCACTACGACTTCGACACGGAGGCGGTCTTTTGTGTGGGGGATCGCTTCGGCTCCGTGTACATTGACGACAGCAAGAGCAGCAAGACGCTCAAAGGCTGGGGCACGAAGTTCTTCTGGGCGCAGTGCCTCATGGGGGACACAGCAGACAACATACGGGGCATCCCGTTCGTGACCACCGGCATGACTGGTGGCAAGCCGCTGGGGCGCAAGGCGTGCGGCCCGATAATGGCGGACGAGTTGCTCAAGGACGTGCACAACGACAAGGAGGCTTTCCGCCTCGTGAAGTCGCTGTGGGTG